TTATTTAAAAGAGAAATTGATTTTTATTTTGAACTATCGATCAAAACTCGTAAGATCGAATAACTTCCTCACCGGAGAAAACAAATGTTAGCTGTAAGTTTAGTTTTCGGTTCGTTCATAACAATTCTGTTTTTAGTTGTTGGAATACTCATTGGATGGGTTTCGAGAGAATATATGATGAATTATCGTGAAATACCCAGACAGCATCCAGAACTCTTTGATAAAGAAGGAAACTTAATTCCAGATGAGGTTGTTTCTTTGAGTGTTTCACCAGATTTTTATGAAGGATTTCAACAAGAATATGGAGGTTTGTTTGATGATGACGACGATGATGACGACGATTAATTCCTAAATATTTTAACTTATTATTTAATAAAATAATTATGACTGCGACAAAAGCAAAACCAAAAGTATCACAACCAGTACCGGCAGTTGATAGTCTTCCGGCAAATCCATTTGTTTTCGAAGTTTTGAATCTTGTATCGAAACAAAGAACCAATCTAAAAAAGGTTGAGGTTCTTCAACGATATGAAGATCCATCATTAAAGTCGATTTTAATTTGGAACTTTGATGAGAGTATTAAATCTGCTCTTCCCGATGGAATTGTTCCATATTCCAGTGTGGGAGAACAGGGTTCTTTTAGTGGAACTCTATCCGGTAAAATTGAAGATGCCGTAGATAAAATGGAAGAACTTAATTCCCGATCACTTGGAGCAACGGATCAGGGAAGATCATCTATTCGCAAAGAATATACAAAGTTTTATAATTTTATCAAAGGTGGAAATGATGGATTGAGTTCTCTTCGTAGAGAAACGATGTTTATTAATGTTCTCGAAGGTCTTCATCCTCTTGAAGCAGAAATTCTTTTTCTGGTCAAAGATAAAAAACTCGAATCTAAATATAAGATAACCAAAGAAATTGTCTCACAGGCATATCCCGAAATTCAGTGGGGAGGTCGTTCGTGAGTAAGCTTCGTGATGTAGTTGAGAGAGCAAAAAATACGGAAAATCAAATGAACTGGTCTCCCGAAGAAAAAAAATCACTTCCGCCACAATATAGTTGTGAGGTATTAATTTCTGATGGATCCGTAGAAGAAGTTAGATCTCCGGATTATCCCAGTGATGCCTATATTGTATTTTATGAAATTGATGGGAAAAAACATCTGGACTTATGTAGAGGAAAAAAAGTAAGTATCTTTGATATGTATTATGATAAGTTCGGTCCCGGAGTAATTCAGAAAATTGATTTTGGATGTGGAAAAATAAATCCAAAAACTTGGGGATATAAACCCACCGAAAGGAAAAGGCGAAAGTGATTTCCCAGAAGGGCGAAAAAATTTCCCCCAAAATTTTGCCTCAAAAGGTTTTTTCAGAGAGAATTGACTAATTCTCTCTTTTTTTGTATAATGGAATTGCCACGATCTTTTTAAATGGACCGAGAAAAATTAAGACTGATAATCAGAAATATGGAACTTCTTTTGGATAATCTAAAAGTAGAAATCTTAAGTGACGAAACACTTAGAGTGTCCGATATCGTTCCCTCAAATGAAGATTATGATGAGGTCTTTGAGGAATGAGTAGAAGAGCAAAGGAGTTGGTGAAACTTTTAGAAAAACTCATTCGAAAAGATCATCTTTATAGCGACGAACAACTGAAACAAATGAAATCACAATTGCGAATGATTAAGAAAGAACTCGCAATTATTGAGAAAAAAACATCAAAAGGATTTGGAAAATGAAACCAATTAAAGCAAAAGACCTTCTTGAACTTGATCGATATATGAAAGTTGTAATGCTTCGTCAAACGCAACTTCCACAAACTCTTGTATGGCAGGCAGGTAAAAATGATTATAGTGAAGAACCTATTCATACCAAGTTTCCGCCAAAGGAGAAAGAATGTGGTGAGTGGGTGATAGAGCAATTGCTTGCGAACGAAAGAGGGCACTGGGGTCCATTAGAGCATCCTTCGATTACTTTGGATTGTGTTGGGTTCGTTCATAATGTAATGGTTCAGGCAAGAACTCATCGTATTGGAGTAACTTTTGACGTACAATCTCAAAGATATACTGGTCGTCGTGTATTGAAGGTTGCGACCGGAGAACTGAAACCAGAAGAAGTCTTTTATGTGCGTCCAGAAGGTCTCTATCTGGACCGTAAAGGGCACAAGTATGAATGGACGAGAGAAGATTACGAAAGGCAGTTAAAGTTCTGTCTGGCGGCATCAGAGAGGTATATGGAGGGTTATAATACTCGTGGTATGGCAGAGGAACATCTTCGAGACTATCTTCCTCAAAATATTCGCCAAAACTTTGTGGTTTCGTTCTCTCTTCGTTCTGCCCTACACTTTCTGGACTTAAGAGCAAAGTTAGACGCTCAAATAGAAATCCAGGCATTAAGTGAAGGAATGATACCGGTAATGAAAGAATGGGTTCCAGAAATCTTTGGTTATTATGAGGAAAAGCGTCTTCACAAGGCAAGACTTTCTCCCTAAATATTTTTGTAAATTATTATATCCTATGTGCCCGACTTATAGATTTGAGAATACAGAAACCGGAGAAATCTTTGAGAAATGGATGTATATGGCAGAAAAAGAACCATATCTCAAAGAAAATCCCTATATTAAACCTCTTATACCAACACAAATGAATGTCGGTGAAGCGGGAGATTGGCGGGAAAAATTAACCTCCAAGCACCCTTCGTGGAACTCGGTTTTAGAAAAAGCTAGCAAGGCTCCCGGATCAACTGTAAAAAAACTCTAATCACCTATGGCAAGAAGAAGAAAAGTGGATCAACCAATCGGTGTTGGTCTTACTACTCGTCAAGCAAAACGTAAAAAACCTTTAAATGGTGAATATCTAATAGATATTGACCCACTTACAGAAAATCAAAAAAAACTTTTCGATTCTTATGCGGAACAAAAACATTTAGTTGCCTATGGATGTGCAGGTACTGGTAAAACTTTCATTACTCTTTACAATGCTCTTCGTGAGGTTTTAGATGAAAAAACACCTTACGAAAAGATTTATATTGTTCGTTCTTTAGTTGCCACAAGAGAAATTGGGTTTCTTCCAGGCACTCACGATGATAAGGCAGATATTTACCAGATTCCTTATAAGAATATGGTGAAGTATATGTTCCAAATGCCTAGTGATGCTGACTTTGAGATGCTCTATGGAAATCTTAAATCACAAGAGACAATTAAGTTCTGGAGCACTTCTTTCCTTCGTGGAACAACTTTAGACAATGCAATTATTATCGTTGATGAATTTTCTAACTTAAATGGTCACGAATTAGATTCTATTATTACTCGTGTTGGAGAAAATAGTAGAATTTGCTTTTGTGGTGACGCTACTCAATCAGATTTAATTAGAACAAGCGAAAGAAATGGTATTATTGATTTTATGAGTATTATTAGAAAAATGCCATCTTTTGATATAATTGAATTTGGAATTGATGATGTATGTAGATCAGGTCTTGTTAAAGAATATCTACTGGCAAAAAATGAATTAGGAATTAATCTGTAATTATAAAGTGTAGTAAAAGAATATAAATAATTAAGTATTCTTTTACTACCCTTATTATTTTATGTTTCATTTTATTTACAAAACATATTCTTCATCTGGTTTATATTATTATGGTAGACATACTACTGAAAATATAAATGATGGGTATTTTGGTAGTGGTAAGTGGATAAGATCCATAAAAGATAAATCTATGTTAAAAAGAGATATTATTTTATTTTGTGAAAATCAAGAAGAACTTCTTAAAAAAGAAGAAGAGTATATTGCGATGTATATAAATGATCCTAAATGTATGAATTTTAATGAAAATTCAATTGGATTTTCATCAAATAATAATCCAAATAAATTACTAAAAGGATCAAAAATTTTAAGTGATAGGGTGAAAGGTGAAAAAAATGGTATGTATGGTAAAAAACACAGTAAAGAATTTAAAGATCATTTGAGAAAACTGAATAGTGGAGAAAATGGAAGTTTTTATGGTAAAAAGCATACGGAGGAAGCAAAGGAAAAAATAAGACAAAAAAAGATAGGTAAAAAATTTTCACCAGAAGTAATTGAGAAATTAAAAAAAAGATTTCCAGGAACTTCCCATCCTATGAGTAAATTAAATGAAACTCAAATTATGGAAATTTATAATCTTGCTTGGTCAGGAAATCTGACACAAAAACAAATTGCTGAAATCTATGATGTTAGGCAAGGACATATAACTAAAATTAAAAATGGAAAGATGTGGTCTAATATCACAAAACATAATAATGTGCTATAATATGAAAAGAGTGAGGTCCTAATGTCCAACCCCTTAATTGAAAAATATTATGAAGTAAAGGAACAACAAAAAATTATAGTTCCAAGATTCAAACATATTGATATTGAACTCCCTAAGTTGGAGCGTGAGACAATTGATGGTGTAAGATACTACTCAATTCCTGATGATGAAGAAATACTTAAATTAGTTTCTATCACCTCCGTAACCAGTTATTTTAATCGTGAAATCTTCATTAACTGGCGTAAAAAAATCGGTGAAGAAGAGGCACAAAAGATCACTAAAGCGGCTACTTCTCGTGGCACGGATATGCATTCTCTTGTGGAAAACTATCTTTATAATAAAACTCTTTCGTCAGTTCCGCCTTTGCCGGATTTTCTTTTTAAGATTGCGAAAGCGGAACTGAATAATATTAATAATATTCACTGTCTTGAAGGTGCTTTGTATAGTAAAGTTCTTGGTGTGGCAGGAACAACAGATTGTATCGGAGAACATAATCAAGAACTTGCCGTAATTGACTTTAAGACCTCTAAAAAACCAAAACCAAGAGAATGGATTACTCATTATTTTGTTCAAGCAATGTTTTATGGTATGGCATATTATGAAATGACTGGAACACCAATCAAAAAACTTGTAATTATTATGGCGTGTGAAAATGGGGAATGTGTTGTATATGAAGAAAGAGATTTGAAAAAATATATGAAATTGGTGGTTCAATATATCAAAAAGTTTGTGAATGATAAACTTGAAATGATGGAAGTTGACTAATACATTATTTTAAGTTATACTAAATATAAAATACATTAAATTATGCCAAACATTTTGGAAAGTCTTTTAGAGATTAAAGTAGAAACAATGAAATTAGAACCTCCGGATTTAGAAAAATATAACGAGGAATTAGAAAAAGAAATCAATGATAAGTTTCTTTCTTCATCCAAGTTTTCACTCGAAATTGAGAATATGGTTGTTGAAGAAAAATGTAATTATATCGACGCTATTATTATGTTTTGTGAAAAAAATAATATTGAAATCGAATCAGTCACGAAACTCATTTCAAAACCATTAAAAGATAGATTAAAGTATGATGCGATGAATCTTAATTTTATGAAGAAAACTTCGAAAGCAAAGTTGCCGATTTGATGACACCATTTCAAGTTTTCAGCGAATATTTGGCAATTAAGTCCCATTTCAGTAATATAAATTACGATTACTTTAAATATAAAAAAACAAGAGCAACACTTACATCCTTTAATAAAAGAAAAGATCGTTATTTCTTCGAACGCACTTCATGAAAACTATCAGACAAAGAAGTAGTAGATTTTTTAGTATCAAACTTTGTAGCAGCAGACAACCCTCAAAGCATATGGATTGGAGAAATTATAAGCTCCGGAGAAAAAACTTACGCAGAATGGATGAAAAGGCAGCAGAGTTTGACCTACTTATTCAAAGAACAATCAACGGCATTGTTCTCGGGAACAGAATTA